GGAGGGACAGGGGACTGACCCTTCTGACCCTCCTTGCGATTTATCTGGAAGCCAAATAATTGACTCATTTACCTAGTCATATAGTTCTCTTGCTTATATTTAGCAGAGTTATTTAACCACACCTTCAGCAACACCAGGTCTGGAAGTAGCAGGAGCAGAAGATCCGCCCTTAGCCTTCGCAGCAGTGAAGTAAGAGTATTGCCACTCAACAGTAAACTCTTCAATCTGATCATTGCTGTCATAAGCAAGATCAATAGCAGAGATGTTAGTTGGGAAGCAGTGATGTAGTTGATAAGTTCTAATAGAAGAACCACCAGCAGTTGCATCTTTCTCTAATTGTGTAACAAATAGATTTGCCATGTATCCACCTTCAGTTTCTGTTGGTAGGAACAATTCAGATGTGTTATCTGCGTGAGTGTTGATTAGGTTTGCCCATGCTTCAAATAGAGCACGAATCTTAAAGTTCTTATCATTGAAGAAAGTAGCAGTCCAAGTATCAAAGGTGCGGTCACCTGCGATCTTAACTGTTCTTCCTCTGAAAGGAACTTCAATCACACCTAAGTTAGAACCAGGTAGTGCAGCAGATTTGCAAAGAACAGAACTTAGTTCAACTTTATCGTTGCCTACGTTCTCTCCTAAACCTAATGCACTAGCTACAGTGTCATCTGCCGATACTAGTGCATCTTGAAATGCACTAGGAAATTGAATGTCCACATTGAACATATTGGGCTTAACGCCCTGTCCAATGACTGATAGAAAATTGCTTACGTTAGACGTTGCCATTTTTGTTTACCTCTTGTTTATTTCTCTATTGAATAGTTATCAGCGACCGACGACTTCACTGAAGGAAACTCCAGTCTTAGTTGCTGTTACTGTAACTGTGACGTAGTTGATAGAGCGGGTTGGTTTTACGAAAATTTCAGCAACAAACTCATTTCTATCAATGACTTCAGCAGTGTTGTTTGTTTCGTCACAAACAACTAGGTAGTCTGTAACTCCTCTACGTGCCTGAATTTCAGACATGTAACTACTTAATGCAGAGTTGAAACTAGAACGAGTAATATCGTCATTCTGTTCAAACAATACACCTTCTGCAAGTCCTCTTGCTCTCTTCTCAATATTGAGGAAGAGACGACGAACATTGATTCTATCAAATGCAGATGGAGAAGCAAGAGCAGTCTTGTCACCAAACAAGATAGGACCTGAGCCAGGAAATGCAACAACAGGGTTGATCGCAGAAGTATAGAGATCATCTCTCGCTGCCTTGTTAGGATTGAATGCTAACTTAACAACGTTCTGTAATCCACCACGGTTAGTTCCTGCAGGAGAAATCCAATCGTCTTGAATAGTAGAAGTAGAAACACATAGACCAGCGATGTCACCATTACAACCGATGTAACGATACTTATCGTTAAAACGATCATAGACATACTTGATTCCGCTGTCCTTAACAACATAAGAACTAGAACCAATACTAGAGAAGAAGTCAATAGTATTTTCTAATTGTTGTGCTTCTGTTAATGCAGAACCACCAGACGTAGCAATTTGATTGCCATTAAAAGGAGAGATGAATGCGATACAATCCTTTCTTGCATTAGCAACAGCAGCAACTGCTCCTGCTTTAGAAAGAGTATCAGATTCATTACCCATAGAACCACCCATTAGAACAAAGTCAACTGAAGTTTGTTCTGTATCTTGGAACAACGCATATGCTGTCTGAATCTCTCCAGCAGTGTATGCATAGTCATCAGTACCACCAGATAATGCACCACCAGCAGTTGTTAAAACATATGCTAATGAAAGCGGAGCAGCTGCAGTAGCACCGTAAGATGCTGCAGTACCACCAGGTGCTTGACCTACTGGAGTATAATCAGTAGCACCTAAAACAGCAGCATAAATGTACTGAGAATACTCATTTACATAAGTCTGCCAATATGTGCTAGCTCCCTCAGGAGATTTTCCATCAGATAATTTAGAAAGATATGTCAATCTTTCAACGATTGTGTTTGTGCTTTCGTCAACAACTGCAACGTGAACTTCGTCACCAGATAGATAACGCTCAGAAGCATACGCAGAAGTGCCAGGACGAGGACCGATGTTCTTGTATGTTAAACCAGTTGATCCAATAGGAATTGCGTTCCAATCAGAATTAGTAAATGCAGACTGAGTGAAACTGTTACCAGATACTGCTCCAGCAGCACCATGCTTAATACCAACTGTGTTAGCATCAATAACAACTGTAACTTCGTGGTCTGTTGTTGCACCATCACTAAGTGCATCACCAACTGATAGACCGTGACCAGCTTTGGTCATCTTAGAATCAGCAACTTTATCAGCGATTACAACACGAAGATTGTTACCAGCAGTACCAGCAGTCCTTGCGATGAAAGCTTCAGATGCACCAGCACCAGCTTCATAGTCTTCTTTAGATCCGACTAGAACTGCTGAACCATCTTTGGTTGCGTTTAATACACCAGTTGCTGCACGGACTACAGCGAGTTGACCACCGTAACGGAGGAACTCAGATGCTACTAACCAGTCTGCAGCGTTAGCCTCAGCTGGTGCGCCGAAAGTATTAATAAGGTCTCTTTCGGATCCGATATTTACGATTTTGCCTACGGGTCCCTTGGTGAACGTAGAAGCAATTCCAGCTCTAAGTGGAGATACTCCTGTGATAACACCAGTGGATAAATCACGTTCTCTAATAACAACACCAGGCGAGACTTGACTTGCCATTTTTTTACCTCTTAGATATCAAATTTATCTAAAAGTATTTAGAATTTCTAATGTCTCTAGAGGGGAAACAGTGCATGAACTCTTTACCAGTCTGGATATTGCCAATCAGACATTGGTGCTCTCCTCTTTCTATTATTTAGAATTCTGTTGATCGTACAATCCTTACATTCATATGAATATGCTGACGGTAATCCTCTCTTAGATTTCCTAGTCATGTAAAAATCTTCAATCAGGTTCTTAGTTTTTCTACAAGATCTACATTTTCTTTCTTTGAAAAGAAGATGTTCCAGACTGAACTGATCCCCAATATCCATCATAAGTCGGGGAGCATGTAGGACACTTCTTCTTGTTTGTCTCCGTACCAGAATGTTCCTTCTGCGTCCACGAAGGTATCATCACCCAAGCCGTCATCAACAAAACCAAAGGGAGCCATATCTTGCTCAATCTGATTACGTTGTTCTTCATAAATTCTTCTCCTAATATCTTGGTCAGTCATTTCTTTGAAGTAGTCTTGCATGACTAACCATGCAAACAAGACCATACACATAACAAGGTCATCATGATATCCCTCGTCTGCTTCCCACGCCTGTTTTTTCTGCACAAACGTAGTAAGTTCTTGGAAGATCTGGAAGTCATTAAACAATAACTTGTCCTCCTCAATAATTGCTTTGAGATTAGCACAACCGATCTTCTTCACGGTCACACTCATCTTAACACCTAATTGAGTTTTTGTCCCAGAGAATCCTTGTCCCACCACTTGCCCTGCTCTGCCTCGCATTGCACACATGAGTACGTTAGGATACTCAAGATCGTAATTGAGAGTAGCAGCAATACTGTCACCGATATCATTTACTTCTACTAGAATGTATGGATTATTATATTCTTTCGCTACTTGGAAGATGACGGAGGGAAACAGTACAGGCTTAATCTCATTATTTCTGTACTTCGCAACGATTTGATACGGGACACTGGAGATATCAAACACGACGAAAGCACTATAGTCGCCACCAATGCCTCTGGCAACATCAACAGTAATAATGTATTCGTGATCTTTTTCTGCTCGCGAATAAACGTCAAGTCCCGCATTGCTCTGTATAGGGTCGTGAAATGGTATAGTCTGGAGTTTTGCTGGACTGATTAGTGTATCAGCAGAACCAAGAAAGTCACATTCAAATTCTTGTGCGAACTGTCTAGGTGACGTGTTCTTAATTGTCTCCTCTTTCCATTTAGCATCTCTGCCAGGAACTTGTGACCAATGTACCTCATTTGTAACATAATCATTCTTCCCTCTCCTAGCATCCTCCCACATCTTATAGAAGTGGTTCATGCCATTTGGCGTAGAAATAATAATTACTTTAGTTGATTTACCAGAAGTAATAGTAGGATATACCGATGCAAAGAATTGTTCTGCGACGTGGTTAGGGACGAATGCAAACTCGTCAAGGAATAGAATGTTGAAGGACATACCTCTAACTGCACTAGCAGAGGTAGAAGCAGCCAATATTTTAGATCCGTTTTCAAGTTCAACATTACCTTTGTTCCATACTAAGATACCATGTTGCATCCATTTAGGTAGGTTTTCATATGCTAGTTGCAACCTTCCCAATAGTTCTCTAGCAGTGGATGCTTTGTTTGCTAGAATACCTATGTTTACACTATCATAAAAAATAGCATAGTACAATAGATATGCAACCACAGTTGTAGACTTACCAGTCTGTCGTGGTAGCTTTGCTATATTGAATCTGTGATTATGAAAATCACTTAAAATATCTTTTTGAAAATCATACATCTTGAAAGGTACTAAACCTTCATCAAGAGAAATAATTTGTATATAATTACACGCAAAATACAATGGATCATTCTTACACTTGATCCATTCATCAATTTGTTTTTTTGTAAACTGTATTGGAGTACCCGCCTTCTTCAGGTTAGGGTTACCCAAATATACATCATTAGTTGCCATTATTTTTCCGCAGCATATAGAGCAAACGTGGATGTTGTTATGACAGTCATCATGTTAGCAATATGTTGTTTCACATCATTATCACATGATTTAGCTGTAGGAAGAAAACAACCAAAGATAGTCGCTCCTACTATTCCTAACTGGAATAGTATTACAACCCTTATAAGGTTTATAACTTTACCCTTGTTATCCATTTAATTATTTAGAACTCACTAGCATCCTCCATTTTTGTTAGGAACTCTAGTCTCTTTTCCCAAGTGTCACCACCTTCTTTTCCTTTCATTGGATTGATACATGTTTGATCACCTAGTTGATTACAAACTAGACCAGCTAAATCATATTCATTTCCTTTGCTTCCTGTTTTCCAGTAGTGTTCACCATTCATCCAGACTGCACCACATTTAGGACATTCTTTCCTTTCCAATTTAAGGTCAGACAGTTCCTTCATTGCTTTCTCCTGATTCTATGTGTGTAAAGGTATACTCTGCAAGCATAGCAAATAGCTGCTGCTTCATTTGTATCAAATACTCCTGTTCTTCTAGAGGACGTCTAGGAGAACCTGGCCATGTTTCTAATGCAAAAGAAATTGAGGAATACAATGATCTAACGTCATGTATTCCCATCTTAAATTCACAATACCATTCCTCCTCCTCATGTTCATCATTCATTCCACAAGCGTGCCATGAGCACGACGAATCTCTCGTAGTTCTTCAAAATTTTTTTTCTTAGTACCACCATCATATTCCCAAGCATATCCTTCGTCAATCATTTGTTCGTTAAGTGATGTTTCAGCATCGCCAATATATAACCAACCAAGAAGCCTACCATACTTACCCATGCCACCGACAAGTTCGGTTCTGATTGATAGTTCATCATCTCCATCAATGGCACCTTCTAGTTTATCTTTCATCCAGTTGGTAGCATCTATTCCCAGTGCCTTCTCTTCCAGATCTCTTGTTCTTTTCTCTGGCGTATCAACTCCTGCAATTCTAACTCTTTCTTTCTTGTATAAGTCAAACCCAAGATCAATGGTGACATCAATAGTATCACCGTCAAGAACACGATTGATCTCCGTCACTCTGAAGTTGTAGCAGCTCTTCCTGCTCGGTGGTGTCATCGCTCCCATCTTTCATCTCCTCAAAAGAGTATTTCATAATGGTATATATGTAATACGAAACCCCAGCAAGAAGAATCATCAGCATGATGATAATACTCCAAGTGGGGCTGTTGTAGTCTTCTAATGGTTTTAGAACTAAGTTCATTTTTTGAATACGCCTATCTTAGTCAACACATATAACGATAGTATTGTCCAAAAGATAATTTCTAATCCAATGTTACTCATAATAGTTACTCACCTAATCTATGTATGACTGGTTTCTCATTGCGTAAAATATTATACAACTCTAAGTTTTCAGCAGCTGACACAGGATAGAACTCAGCAGAAGGATCAAATCCCTCATATCTCTTTGCTTGATTGATGACTATAGATCCAGATTCTCCTGACTGTGACCTGTGAAATGTTCCACGAGGTATAATCAATGCACCACTATGTACATCTAAACGAACAATGTGATATGGATATTTCCATGTGGTATTGACTAACTCAAAGGTTCTCTCTCCTGATACTACTCTGTTGTAGTCATCTTGAAAACCATGAATATAGAATTGCTTTGCTCCAACACAATCATCTGGTGGTGATGTAGCAGCACCTGTGTGTACTACAAGATCAGCAGCATTTGATTCATCTACAGAGATGTCATAGAAAATAACATCTTCAGTCTCACGAAACACACGGTGTTTCTTAAAATGTATGTCACTCATGATGGGTAATCCCAGTTAGTAATCCATTGTGATTTATATTCAGGTCCCCAACCGCCACGATAAAGATAAGGAGTAGTACGAATAGGACATTTGTCACCAGTACATAGAAGATCATCTACAATCCTCCATGATTCCATTACTTCTTCTGCATGAACAAAGTGTGATTGGTCACTGTTTATAGCATCATATAATAATTTTTCGTATCCGTCAATTGCTCGTTCTTGTGGATATCCATGCGTTAGTGTTGCTGTTTCTACATTGTCATTTAATCCAGGACTCTTAATATCAATACGAATATCAAAATGAGGATTAGGTTGTAGACGCATAACAATTCTATCGTTATATTCATGTCCTTCAAATAGTTGTTGAGGAGGTGCCTTCATTTTAATTACCACCTCTACACATTGATATGGTAGTTTCTTACCAGTTAGTACGTTAAAAGGTACGCCTTGCCAACGCCAGTTATCAACGAATAAGCTACCAGCAAAATAGGTAGGAGTGCTAGACTGAGGATCAACGCCCTCTTCATTACGGTACCCATCATATTGCCCTAAAATAATATTAGTTCCTAGTCTAGTTGCTGCGAGGACTTTTGTCTTCTCTCGTCTTAATTCCCTAGCATTCATCTTGCATGGTGCTTCCATAGCTATGAGAGCAAGAACCTGTAACACATGGTTCTGCAACATATCTCTTACAGCACCAGCATGATCATAGTATTGTGCTCTACCTTCACATCCGATAGTCTCAGAGGCAAAAATCTGAATCTCCTCTATGTACTGGCGATTCCATAGTGGTTCAAGAAGTGTATTACTAAAACGAGTGGCAAGGATGTTATTAACAGTATCTTTACCAAGATAATGGTCAATGCGATAGACTTGTTTTTCGCGTAGATGTCGCTCCACCACTGACTGTAAATTACCAGCAGATTGATAATCGTGCCCAAAGGGTTTCTCCACAACCACACGGGATGTTTCTGGATCATCTAAAAGTCCTCCTTGTTTAAGATTGACAATAGCTGACTCATACCTTTCTGGTGGAACAGATAAGAAATAAGTTGTGTCATCAGCATCAGGAAGATGCTGAAGAGTTTCTGGATTTTCTAGATCAGTAGATACCCAATCAAGTCTATGTAAAAATTCTTGTGGATAATCACCAAGAGTTTCTATCCAAGATTCTTTAGAATGTTCTCTACGAGAAGTTCCAACAATTACAAGGTTGCTTGGAAGCAATTCTTTTTCATGTAATTTAAAAAGTGCAGGAATAAGTTTTCTACGACACAGATCACCAGTAGCACCAAAGATTACTATTTGATGTGTAAGTATTTCAGTGAGCCGTTCCGTTTCCTTTGTAGTCATCAGATTCATAATAATTATTTTCTCCTTTATATCTTCCAAATGCGAGGGTGGCACATACAAATGGTATGGCTGTCCAGAGTAATACATTACCTAACATTGTGACCTCCAAACATATATCTCATACCATTTAGACATCTATTGGCAAAGTCATTTAATTTTCTTGACGAGAATCTTTCAAATAATGCTGTGCTGATAGTAGGAGTGGGTACCCCAAGATCCACAGCAGCGTGAACAGTCCAACGACCTTCACCAGAGTCTGATACTCCTCCATCAAATTTGCTAAGCTCGTGATCACCGCGTAGTACATCAGCGGTAAGATCAAGTAACCAAGAACCAACCACGCTACCACGACGCCATAACTCAGCCACTTCAGCAACGTCAATGTCATAGCAATAATCTTCTGGATGCTCCATAGGAGCGACCTCAGCATCACCTTCTTTGACATACTTAGAACCTGCGTTTGCTTCGTGTAGGATATTAAATCCTTCAGCGTATGCTTGCATCATTGCATACTCAACGCCATTGTGAACCATCTTCACAAAGTGACCTGCGCCAGCAGGTCCGCAATGTAACCAGCCGAATTCTGGACTGGTTGCCTTAGACCATTTATCTGTTCTTGGTGCAGCGGACATGCCTGGTGAAAGAGCTCTGAAAATGGGAGAACACACAGATACTGCTGTAGTTGAACCACCAACCATGAGACAGTATCCACGCTCCAAACCAAAGACACCACCACTAGTGCCACAGTCAATATATTGGATGCCCATTTTTTCAAGACGCTCTGCTCTTTTCCTACTATCTTTAAAATTACTATTGCCATGATCAATAATAATATCTCCCTCACCACATACCCGTAGTAACTCATTTAATGTCTCCTCAACGTTTTCAGCAGGGACTACCATCATAAAGATGCCAGGTTTACCTCCTTGTTTTACTTGTGTTGCAAGCGATTGAATGTCAACACATACACCATCCACGTATCCTTTTTCATACGCTTCTTGTGCCTTATCGTAGTTACGTCTGTAACCCCAAACTTCAATACCTTCTTTCATCATACGACGAGACATACCCTCGCCCATACGACCCAAACCAATTAGACCTACTTTCATTTGATCATCTCCATAGCTTTACGTAGTTCTTCAGCATGATTAATTTCATCCTCCATAATTTCATAGATTCTTTTATCGTTCTTGTCTACATTCTGCAAATAATCACTGTAAGTTTTTGCAGCATGTTCTTCTACTTCTAAACTTAAATGGTAAGCAAATTTAGGAAAAATAAAATAGTAAACTACATTTACCCAATAATATACAAGAACAAGATGTCTAGCAAAGAAACGATCAATCCAATAATCATTACCACCCTTGCTTTCCATATAAACAAGGTGTTCAGTTTCATTAACTGATTGTCCAAAATGTTCTTCCATCAAATATAGATGGTCAGGACCTCGCAATCCCATACTTTCTCTTAAATGAAGCACACTTAAGAATGCAAAATAAGGTGCCCGAGCTATTTCCTCAAGCACCCAGAATCTTTGATAGTGTCTTCCTTTGTAAAGGAAGTCAATGATTGCAACAGTGATGTTTAAAACAACAGTGTTGATTGTTTTCATTTTACGTGTACTGTACCGATCATACCAGCACCTTTATGAGGACCACAGTAGAATGTGTAGTCTCCTGCTTCAGGAAACTCAACATCAAACTCTTCGCCTGGCATCATAGCGAGTGCATCGTGTCCTAACTCATCATGATCTTCTACAAGAACATTATGAGGTGGTAGCATGTTGTTTACAAAGTGAATAGATTCACCTGCGTTAATTGTAACCTCAGAAGGTTCAAAAACTAAACCTCCATCATATCCCATTTGAACATCCACTGCCCATGCAGGTAAGGCAAGGAATAATGTAGCCAGAAATGCAAAAATAAATTTCATACTCGTTTTCTTTTTCTAGAAAATAAAATTAGTGTAATTACAAACATAACAAAAATCACAGATGCAACAGCACTTAGAAAGGTTGGAGTGTACAATACATCTGGTTGGGGTTCCCATGTACCAGGCAAAGTATACACTGATGGAGTTGAACCAAATAGGTTAATTAAATAATTCATCGTCAGTAGAATATTGATCAGAATAAGTTCTAAGTTTTTTGATCAAAGCTTCGTATTGTTCCCACATCCATTCACTACCTGTCTGATCTTGGTAGACCTGACAAGCAGTAATACAACGTTGAATATCGCTGTTATTGAGACGCATTTTCATATCAAAACTCATATACTAATTATACCTAGCTAGGTATCTAATAAGTAACTTTTATAATGTTTTTATAAGTTATGTTAGCAATTCCACGCACGTAGTGATTTGTTAATCCTGCTATCAGGATCGCTGGCAGTTTTCTTGGAGGTTAATTTTTTCTTCATACCTTTCATTCTAGCGCAGAACGATGCCCTACGGGGATTTCCAACCTTCTTGCTTGGAGCTTTAAGGTCGCTTCCAGGATTTTCTCTCTCGTAAGATTTTCTGCCTTTCTCGTTAAGACCTCCAGATTGTGACTTGCCAGACTTCTTTGTCCAGGCTGCACCTTCTAAAATTCCGTTATCCTGCTCACTGGCAGACTCAGCGAGTCTTTTAAATTCTTTGTAGTCTATCATAAAGATACCATGACAGGGTATACAGATCTATTTAGCGTTTTCCACCACCCATTTGCTTTAGCATCTTCTGTAATTCTGCTGTAGAACCTACAAACATAGCGTTATTAGTGACTTTAGAAGGACCTTTCGCTTCTTCATCTAGGTCTTTCATGTTCTTATGTAATGCCTGTAATTTCTCTGTCATGTCTGCAACATGCTTCATTGCTGCTACAGCAACTTCATATGCTCTAGGGTGACCACTCTCCTGTGCTACCTCTAAGGCACCTCTGACTGCCTCCTGACCCTGATCTATAAGTGAGTATAATTCTCCACGAGTATACTCATAGTCTTTCTGCTGATCATCCTTATCTGTTTTAGGAGCTGCAGGTTTAACTGGTTCTGATGGAACATCAACACTGATGTTCAACATCTCTTCCATATTTTCTTCTAGACTACTCATAAGAATTCAATCCCTTCGTTAAATCCAAAGTCATCACCAGCATCTACCAGTGCATCATCATTAACATCTATGACACCATCAGTATTGATATCTGTTTTTGCTTTGGGTGTATATGTTCTTGTAATAGTTCTGCGGTTTACTGCCTGATCACCAAGTGTTTCATGAATAATTGCTTTCTTGATAACATCAGATGTGTTGTAAGGACCGTATAGATAAGACTTCATTGTGAAGTTTAAAGTATAGATGATATATCTACGCTCATAAAAACTATCATCCCACTCATCTTCATACCCAACATTGTTGAGAACAATAGCAATATCTCTCTTCTCATTCATGTCAGGAATCATGTTGAGAGTAATGCTAAAAGATGGTTGGAAGTATGGTAAAATTTGTTCGGTAATTTGTAATGCATCATCTTGTGATTTAGCAATTACACCAAGTTCAAATGATAGATTGTATGGTACAGGAACATACTGTACTCTTACCTCACCACCATTATTATCAATAATGGTTCTGTATTTTTGAATGGGAGATGTTTTACGAGTAGGATCATAATCAATACTTGTCATCTCAAAATAGAGACGAGGTAATGTGATCGCTACTTTTTTATTAGATGCGTTCTCTTCTAGTCTTACAATAAACTTTTGTTTAGGACCATATGCTAGAGGCACTTTCATCTCCTCTAGTACAGTTCCGTCACTTGGATCTGTGCTCTTCATTGTAATATTATTGAAGAGCGTACCAAACGCTACAATGTTCTTACGAACAATCTGATTGTAGAAATGTGATCCTAACATTAGATACTACCTGTAAAATTACCAAATTCACCAAATGGATTTCCTTCTGTCCAATCCACTATATTATCAGCATCATCTTCAATCTGTCTATTCTGATCGTAGCTGCTGTTGACATTATTTAGAGTGTCAAATGTTTCAGGACTCCACTTAGCACCTGAAGTCAATCCAGTAATGACTTCAGCAGTGGTAAACGTTCCTGTCCTATTGATGACTTGGAGCGATCTTGTTGCACTGTCCCAAGACTTGACTTCTGCTCTATTGTCCTTAGGTGAATAATCAATGGTGACAGTAGGAGCAGATGTGTAACCTGTCCCAGCATCAGTAATAGTAATACCATTAACGATCCCTGTGCTGCTAACCGTCGCAGTCGCTGTTGCTCCACTTCCTCCACCTCCTGTAATAGTAACTGATGGTGGTGTAGCAACTTTATAATGAGCACCACCGTCTGTAATAGTTATGGCACTTACAGCATCACCTGTAATAGTTGATGTAGCTTTTGCAAGGAATTCATCACCAACAACTTCTTCGCCTACAGTGAAATCACCACTACCGCCAGGATCCATAACCAACTTGATAGCATTGTCAAAGAGTTGTTCAACTGCATCAATCTCTGCAATACCAGTATCAAAGTCGTCTTGACCAACCTCGTAAATTTCAGCAGTAATAGCATAGAACTGGATCTTACCAAACTGGAAGAATGGTTCTTCTTTTCCTACAAATTTAATTTCGTATATGTCTTCTGTTAACGGGAAATATAATAAGTCTCCCTCATTAGGTCTTTCTGGTACAGTTAAACTAGGATTATGCTCAGCTACTTCTTCTGTCCATCTTCTTGTAGATACACGGAATATAATTTCATCTGTAATTCTTAAACCGAACTTGGAGATGAACTCAGCGTTGTCACCAAAACCCATGACATTCTGCAGCAACATCTCTATCTGAAATTGTTCTTGATACTTAGAGTATCTAACTTCATCTAGAGTGCTATCCTGCAGGACTATCCTAGGGATATAGTATACGTCTGAACCAAACAGTTTGATTTGCTCATCCACAAGATCCTGAACGAGACCTTGTTCGCCACTGTGACCTGCGTAGTAAGTTGGAAAATAGGGACTGGTAGGCATTTTATCCGATCATATCCATTGGTGGAATTGCGTACTTGCTAAGAATTTCAGATTCAAGTGTCTCAATTTCTGCAAGTGCGTCTGTGTAGATTTCTCTACCGTTAAGGGTAACACCGCCAGGTAACTGAACGTTGTTATATTTGATTAGATTCATACCCCACTGTCTCTTCATAAGAGCTGTGGCATATCTTTTTACAAAAATATCATTGTTCATCTGTGTAGCTTCCGTAGGATCTACAAGACGATGACATTCAATAAGAACATTAGTTCCTTCTTGTAAAAAGTCTTTGTCTATATCAAGATACAAACGATCACGACGTGCGTTAAATCTAAACTGCTGGAAAGATCCATTGTTTAGAACCATATCTAGAGTTTCTAGATACTGCTTGTTCATATAATAGTTAAGGATATCTAGTGATCCGAATGCATATAGATCATTCAAGAACAACTGATACTCAACACCAAAGAGATTAGAACGGATTGAGTTACTGACAAGACCAAAAACTCTAGTGATACCAACTACATGATCAGGAATCGGAATGTAGTTCGTGGCTTCCAACCAGTTAGTAGTTCCACCATCAACAACTGATTTAGTAACAGTTGCAGCGAAACGAGTTTTATCATCAGCACTGATTTCGTGATATAAGTAAGCACGTTCCATACCATTGTAACAGTTCTCTTGGAAGAACTGAAACGTGTCGTCTATTACGTTATTGACCTGTTCGTCATCAATGTTAACTTGCAACACTGGTTCACCAAGTTGCCTCTTACAATATGTGATGAGTTCAGCTCTTGTACTTGGAGATGCCATTACACACAAAAATCCCTTCTTACCTATTTAGGAAGAAGGGATCTGGTATTTATTCAGCAGGTGTTTCTGGTGCTGGTGCAGCAGTTTCTTCTGGTTTTTCTTCTAGTAAGTTTAGGGTTTCTAGACCACCCTCTAGTTTAATTCTATACTCTTTTGCTTTCTTTAAATTTTCTTCTAGTTCTCCAATTTGCTTTACTGTTGTAGCAATTTGTTCTTCAAAATTCTTTTTTAATTGTGCAGGATCCATTGTAATCAATTACGATAGTATATGTGTTTATTTATATGCCTTTCCATCAGGTGGAGTAGGACCTTTTTCTTCTAAAGTTAACAAGTGAGCTCTCGTTAACTCGTCTGGTTTTTTATCAGAATATACTCTGACGACTAGAGGATTTAACATATCAACTACGTCTTTATACTCTTCCATAACAGGTTCTGCAATTTTCCAAAGAAGTCCACCTTTACCAGGAATAATGCCATGTGCAATATCAATTACCAACGCTGCTATAATTTGATCTCCAAAAACAACAGCTAGTTTTCTTCTGAATTCAACTTCTCTTTCAACTGGTGCAGATTTTCTTGCTAGTAGTTCTGCAGTTTCTATATCTGGTGTTGACATCTCTCAAGTAATTTGTTATGCTATATTGATAGTATTTATAATTATAACACATAATGTCAAACCAACCACCTAGGATAGAGACATGGTTTCCAAAAACAGTGTATATCAGAGACGAGGTGTGTTTAGATTTGCTTCCAGAACTAGAGAAGAAGTGTAAAGAGTTAGAAACAGAAAGAACAAAAGCGTTTCAAGTAAATTCATCTCATTTGACTAATAGATTTTTACAGAAAGAGGAAGTGTTTTCAGAGTTATCTTCTGCAATAATGGATAACTTTAGTTTCTATATGGAACGTCTAGGATACTGCGAAGATTATATCTCAGAATGTTTTATTGGAAACATGTGGACTAATATCAGTAACAAAGATGATTTTCTATTTCCACACTCACATCCTGGTTGTATTATGTCAGGAGCATATTACGTAAAGACAACAGAAGAAAATTCAATCACATTTTATGATAGAATTGACCCTGCCTTTGAACCACCTAAATACAACAACCCACTAAATTGGTCTACAACCAATTATCCTTGTGTCCCTGCTAGACTTCTAATGTTTAGAAGTAATATGATTCATGGAACAACTAAGCAGGAAGAAGAAGGAGAAAAAATTGTTATCTCCTTTAATATTGTAAAAGCTATTCGTGAACTTACATAATGGATTTAGAAGCACATATTGATGGTATTTTTCCTTCATACATTTTCAGTTTTGATTTGTCAGATAAAGTTGATTGGCAAGTATTAATTCCCGTTCTTCAAGAAGAAATTGATAAAAGACATGATCT